CTATTCTCTTACTCGTGCATGTGGAGGGCAGTGTGTCATTTCGCTGTGTTGCCAATGTAGAACGCACGATCCTTTGGGCTTGATGTTATATGCCCCGTCAAATTCGGCATCTGACTGAATTACATAGGCTGTGATATCGAATCGCTTCAGACCGTGCTGCGCGCGTAAATTTATCAAGTCACTCCAGGTTATAACGCCATGCTCTTTCAGTTCGTTATCTAGCAACGTCACAATAGATGCAGGGATTTGGTAATCCTCGACCTGACGAAGCGTATGCCGAAGACTCATGACTAACCAACCCCATCCACGGGCGTGCGCCCATGCTCGCCCTGCATTTGATTTGACCCGGTTGATGCTTAGCGCCATTCTGTCTGTCGGTTTTATCTCTATAAGCAAGCCACGGCCGTCTACCGTAGCGATGAACAGATCTGGGTAATAATATCGATTTCTCCCCCCGAAGGTATAGGGGATGACGGCTGGCTGTTCCTGGTAATAGGTGATCTGTTCACTACGTTCCAGCAGTGTCAATATTTCAAGCTCAAGCCCGGATTCGTATTGCACCATACGGTCGAGTTTCTCAGAGTAGAAATCACCGGCAATATCCGAATCGTTGACCAGACGTTGGTTTGAAAGCTGCTCAGTGGGTGGGGGCGGTGCGATGGCCTCTGGCCATTCACTGTCATTCAACCAACCAGTGATGACAGATTCGGTTCTTTCCATTACAGCTCGATTGCGGTTCTGCTTACGCAATTGCGCCTTATGTGACCGCTCTATAGCGGGCAACAATGCCGCCACTTCAGTTACTTTCTGAACGGTGAAACCGGCGGTGCGAAGAATGAATTTCGCAGCCAGTCTAAGCGGAATGACGAAGTCAAAACGAACTGTATTAAACAACCACAATGCCAATTCATCGGTGGAGGTAGAAGCTGGCTCCAGCAGTTTTTTCAGTGCTGAGCCATATGTGCCCTCATAGCGTGCGCGTGCTGCTAAACGTTTAAATCCTCGTTCCTGAATTTGACGCACTCTCTCCCCGGATACGCCCCATTCCTCTCCAATTTCAGCCAAGGTGTGCGGCTGATCATCTACACCGAGGCGCATTTCAAGCGCGTTCCGATCTCGCTCTTTGGGCAAATTTGCCACTGCAGCAGTGACGAGCATCAGTACATCGGCGTCAGTGGCGTTATCAGCCAGGAACTCTGTGTATACGTTAAGCTCATGGCTTTTATTCGGCGCTTGTAAGTTGCCAGCGCCACTTGTTGATTGCTGACCATCAGGCGTTGGTTGTAATGTTAAGTTTCGGGCAGAAACGGCACACTTGCGGATAACAGGTGCCGGACAAATGGCTTGAACCAGCGAATTGAGATCGACATCTCCCTTCTCGCGCATATAGCTGGCTAGCACGTCCACCGCATGAATATAGCTTTCCGGTTTGTCTGCTGATGGGATCAAACGCATTGCTGCTGCAGTTATGCTGCCGGAGGTGCGCTGGTGGAGCTTTGCAAGTTGGGTTGTAGTGAGTCCACATTTGATCCCGTTGACCAGTTCAAGAAACTCTCGGTACTCCCAGGGCGCGCCATGCCGGGCCGGCAAGCGTTTGGACTCTTCAGACTCAGATGCAGCTTTAAGCTCGGTCATTATCGTTTACTACCTGCTCCATGCGGGAAATACATTCCACTTTGATGCTTGTCACTTGCCAGTGCAACTTTTGTGTTTGGCATAACTGGCATGAATAATATCATTTCAGACTGTAGTTAATTACGTTAGGTATGCATGAAAGGGGCCAGGGTAACATTCAATCTGTACGTTTTGATATAGGAGCCAGACCTCGACTACCTCTAACCGAACATTGAAGTCGTAGTCTCAGTATTATCGGGAAACCCCCCCTGGAAGAAGGACTGCCATGGTCGTGCTGCTTTTTAATCAGCTTGCCTATATTTAACATGAATTGCCTGTTCAGCAATGCGTCCGACAAACTCTGATCGCTTACTTTCTGGATCGCTGTTTACGGTGCGGATGAAAGTGCGTGTGCTACTTCCGCTCTTGTCACAATGCTGCCCCATTGCAAGGTTTAAAGGGCAGCGAAGAGCGGAAGTTGACACTTTTGCGACCACAGTAGTGATTATTAAAACACTTACTATTCATTCTTACTGTTTGATGACTGAAAAGTCAGGCTTCTTTGTTTCTTCTCCCTTGACGCCTTGCCTTGGCTTCAGCAAGGCGTTGAGGTTCAGTGTATAGCCGTTCCAGAAACAAGTATGTGAACTCCTCAAGATCTTCTGCTGTTGCCCTATCTAGAATCCCTTCATGAGCACCATCATTCCCATCATCTTTGACACACTCAGCTAGTTCTCTAAGAGTTTCCGGAATAAGTTTATTATCAAATAACCACTCCATTCTCAGTCCCAAGCTCCTCTTAATTTTTGCTGCTGGGCCACCATCGCCATCAGGGACAAGTCCTTTTGTTGCATAATCAAGACAAAGCCTAAACATTGTTCCAGCCGCATTATTGCAACCAATTGCGAGGCATTTTGCCCCTTCTTCATAAGCATCATTGATTTCTTGCGGTAAAAAATCAGGTGGTTCACCGACGCTCAAATCTGCTGGCGAAATCGGTCTTAATATCTTGGCTACATCTTTCAACCCGAACATGGCCACGCCCCAACTGATTCTATGAAGCTCTTGATGTTTGTCTATGCTGATCCCAAGGAAAATCGTTGTTTTATGACATTCTCGACACACGCAAAAAAATTCATATGCGGGAACTTCCGGCTTTGGAAACTCTTTATAATTACCAAAATGATTAGCACCGTGGACATCAAAAGTTATATTTTGACTAGCGCACCTTGGACAGTTATCTACATATATTGCCATCTGTATGTATTCCTCACTCCAGTAAAAAAATGCCACTCTTAGTATTCGAACAACGTTATTTAGCTCTATTATGAAGCTTCAAATACTGTTTGACTCAGCTTGAGTGTGCTCATACCCCTGCCCAGATTGTGTGCACATATTCATCTCAGCAACAACAGCTCCTGGCACTAAGTAGTCACTCGAGTCCAACACCTCCCAAATTAAATCGAACTATAACTCTTAGCTTCCCTCAGTTCCCGGCCGCCCCATATTCGACTCATCATCATTGCCATTAGTATTGACCAAGTTGACTTGGTTCTATTAACGCTGACGGTCTTTTAGACAGCATTTCGATTAAGGGGGCATACTTTTCTTTTATTAATGGGAGCGATGCCTGACTTGCCATTTTTTTTAATTTTTTTACCAACAGCACTCTTTCTTCGTCTGTGACACACATCTTATAAGGATCCAACACAATGTAGCCGTCAACATCCTTTCTGAAATTGTCAATTAAATGCTCCACAACTCCGCTTGAATAGTTACTAGCCAAATTAGCTAGTAGCTTATTTAATTTTGACGAAGCAACAACCCTTGAAACTCTTGCTATTTCTGATTCAAGGCGATAAGCATTTATAAATGCCGGGCCCACCAGTTCGTTTTTGTCCCAATAAATCTCACCAAAATCAATAGCTCCTCGCAGGGTGTAGCCTAGTTCTATTGCTGTGCGCCAAACTTCTCGTACATTTACCAGCAGTACCTCCAAACCTAAAACCATATCACCAATTATCAGCTCTTTCTCGAGTCCAAAAGCTATCGTGATGCTATCTGAGACAGTATTAACACGGCACACGTAATTACGGACAGACTGGCTAACTCCTGACTCGACTTCATCGTCGTGCAGCACAGGCAGTGCTGATTTTATAGCTAAGAGCTTATCCAATGGATTAGACTCAGTTGCGTTCCAGTTTGATAAAATATCTTGAGAGAACCCAAGTATATCGAGAAAGCAGACGTAACCAATTCCTTTGAAAAGCTTTACATTACCAAGCTGCATTTTTTTTCCTTAAATATGATTTTTGATCAAGGGAAGGGCTTTAGCCCATCTCCGATATGGGGCTGAAATTTAAAGCCTCATTCAGCAAAGTACTAAAGTAGGAACTGTCATTAGTTATCCGTCACACAGCTAAACGCATTCCTTTCGTACCTCCCTCAATCATACTCCCGCGATCAGCAGCCATAACGAAGTCAGCCCACCACTGCATCATTGGGCGACGTTGTTCGAGATAGTCACTGCGGTTATAAGCACGACGCACCTCATTCTTATCCACATGGGCTAATGCAGCTTCAATAACATCAGGCGGAAAAGCCTGTTCATTAAGGGCTGTACTTGCGATAGAACGCAAACCATGTGAAACGAGCACTCCACCAAAACCTGCACGTTTTAGTGAGGCGTTAACAGTCTGACTATTCATTGGCTGGTTGGGCTTGATACGGCTGGGAAAGATAAATTCCCGGTTCCCGCTTAACGGCTTCATCATCTCCAGCACAGCTATTGCTTCATCTGACAATGGAACAGTATGGTCGCGGTTCATTTTCATGCGTGCTGCAGGAATCTTCCATTCTCGCGCTTCAATGTCTACCTCTTCCCAGCGAGCTTCAGCCGCTTCGGCAGGGCGGGTAATAGTAAGAAGTTGCCACATGAACAGGCAGCGTGTAGAGAGGCTAATGCTGGCTGTTCGCATTGTCTGCATCAGTTGAGGTAGCTGATCCGGTCGAATGCTGGGCATGTTCTTTTTCTGAGGCTTCTCGAAGGCTTTACCGATATTCACGCTGGGAACCGCATCAATCAGACCTGTGTTCTGGGCATATATCATGACCTCATTGATACGTTGGCAAAGGCGACGAACGGTTTCCAGCGCTCCTCTGGCCTGAACCGGTTGCACGGCCTGAACCAGTGTGTGAGCTTTAATATCTGTAACGCTAACGTCGCCAATCGCAGGAAAGACATCTCTTTCAAGAGAGCGCCAGATATCTTCCGCATAGTCTTCTGTCACACTAGCTTTCTTCACATTCCACCAACGTTCAGCTACGAGCTGGAAAGTATTGGTTTTGGCTTCCAGCGAACTGCGAAGTTGTTCTTGCTGATGTTCCTGTGGATCGATTTGTTTCGCCAGGAGAGAGCGAGACTCTGCCCGGTAGTTTCTGGCATCGGCAAGCGTAACTGACGGGTAAGGGCCTATGCTCTTTTTCGCACGTTTCTTGGTGACAGGGCGAATGTAGCGAAACTGCCAGATTTTACTCCCGCTGGATTTGATCAGTAGCTCAAGGCCATCGCCATCATAGAGCACATAGTCCGCTTCCTTTGGTTTGGCAGATTCGATTTCTTTAACTGAGAGAGGTTTGGTTTGTCTTGCCATTGCCGGGTTTCCATAGTTTTAGGCACCTCAAAAACAATAAAGCTTTATAAGGTGCCTAACAAGGTGCCTAAAAGGTTCGGATTTAATTAGTTCTCTTCGGACTTCGCGGGACAAATTGAGGGCACAAAAAAGCCCGCAGGGCTTGCGCCATGCGGGCTCTTAGGACTTCATCGGATGACTCTGGTAATCACCGATGGAGAATTTTGGTGGAGCTGGCGGGAGTTGAACCCGTGTCCGAAATTTTGCAACGAACTGAAAGCGAAGTATTTATTTTCAGTTATATTTTCTGCGGCTCCTTTACGGCTCCTTTAGTGTCCTGCCGCCGACCAGCCTTGGTCTTTTTTCTGTGTTGCCGTCGTACTCTTCTAAATACGATCCGTAATGCCTGAAAAGCATTTCTGGCCCCTTGTGTCCCATCTGGCCAGCGAGCCAGAAAAGGTTGGCACCCTGGCTGATATGACGGGTAGCGAATGTATGCCGGGTTTGATACGGATTTCGGTAACGTATACCGGCCTTCCGAAGCGTCGGCACCCAGGCTTTTTTACGGATGGCGTCAGCGCTCGCCCAGGGTTTATTCGTTTTCGGATCCTCAAATATTGTTGCGTCCTTCATGAATGTGAAAGCCTTCTGTGACGCCAGCACAGCCATAGCCTGATCGTTAAGCTCAACCTTACGTGTCCCCGCCTTTGTTTTTGTCCCTTTGATCACCCCTACGACACTGGCGCTCTGAACGTGCGCCGTTTTCCCGATAAAATCTATGTCGCGCCAGCGCAAAGCGCAGAGTTCGGAACTACGTAAACCGGTCTGAATGGCGAACATAAAGAGGTTTTCCCACTGTTTGTTACCGGATGAAGAGAGAAGCGCATCCACTTCAGCAGGTGAAAGGGGATCGACTATATAGTCACTGTCAGAGTTGGCCTTATCGCTTTGGTACCGGGAAGCGGTGACCAGCGATACCGGGTTAATCTGTAAGACGCCATCGGTCACTGCCTCATCAAGAGCGGATCGCAAAAAAGAAAGCTGGTTTCTGATGGTCTTCAAAGTCGTTGTGCGGTTCTGGATCCATGATTTCATTGCTGCCGGCGTCAGTTCGCTTGCCGGAAATGAATGAAGATCACTCAACGCACTGCGGCATTTTTTATAACCGCCAATAGTTGATGGCGATAACTTCCGTGTTTCACATATTGACAGGTACTCATCAAGGTACATTTTTACTGTTTTACCAGTGGCGGCATTACCGAATATTTTCAGTCTTGCCGAACGTGGGAAATATTCAGCATAAATAAAAGTGCCACGCTCAATTTTATTATGAATTTCGCCGAGCGTTCTCTCGGCGTATTTCAAGTTTTTATTATTCACTTCCAGATTGGAAAGGGGCTCACGACATTTAACCCCTTTATAGGTGAAAGTAATATTGATCGTCTCGCCCTGGCTGTGTTTCCTTACGGTCACACCGCGCGGGAGCTTTGGCGATTCTGTCTTGCCCATTTAGCGACCTCACTAAGATCAATCCATCTTTCCTTTACGCCTTCCACCTTCAGCACCTGAACACCTTCAAACCAAACGCCTCTCTGTACGCGTTTGGTGATGGCATCCGGTGTCTCGCCAGTTTCTTTGCAATAAGTTGAGATAGGTACACAGTCGAGGTTCAGCATAGATTCTCCACACCGGCTGCAACCGGCTATTTCAATCGGTACGCACATGACGAGCAACCAAGCCTGGCGCCGTCGTTACATTTCAAACAAATCACAGGCTCGCTGGTGGCCGGAGCCACAAATTTCATGACTGGGGCAGGGACAAGCACCGGCATTGGAACGCGAAAAACCTGCTGGCGCAGTGCGGCGAGCTCGTCGGCGTGCTCCAGCGCAATCTCTTTCCAGTCCTGTGCCTCAGCGCGCCACCAGATCACGTCTTCGCGCAAGCGCCGTTGTCGCCGCAGTTTCAGTTTGCTGGCCATTAGCGCTTCAATCCCTCGAATGAAACAGTGGCATTAAACATGTCACTCGGATCGCGGTAGAACTTAATAGAGTGAATACGGAGAACGCCGATAAGGTTGTTGTTAAATGAAATCGTGAAGGTGTCGCCTTTCTTGGGCATAGGTTCGTAAATCAGACCCGCGCCAAAGTAATGGCCAGTGATTTCCATCTTTCCCTTTTCCTTGAAGCCGTGAACGAAGTGCAGGGCGTGGCCCCATGTTTGCGTGGTGTAATCGAACTCCGTGCCTTCAGCCCTGTTACCTTTCAGCAGTGCGAGTAATTTAGCGAGCATGGTCGGCCCCCAATTCAATCAACTGCTGGCAATCCACACAGGTCTTGCAACCGGCAATAGCAGCGCGCCGCGCTTCCGGTATAGCCTCGCCGCACTCTTCGCAATGCTTGGCTGACGGAGCATTACGGTCGATGCGAATGCGTTGTAAGGCGTGCGCCATGTTGAGCTCTACCAGCTCGTTGGCCTGGTCAATGATTTCAGTTGCCATCATGCACCCCCTTCACCCGCTCAAGCTGGCGGGCGATGGCTGACGCTTCGGATGATGGTTCTGGATGGTTGCGGATCTGGGTCCCATAAAATTGATACAGTGCGCCAGCAGCAACAGAAACCAGCGTGGAGAAATCACAAACAACCGTGTCGCCATTTATCTCTTCAGAGTTCGCAATTGTAGTTAGCGCTCTAATCAATACATCATCATCAGCAAGAGATCGCTGGCGCGCTGCGGCAATATAAGCAAGATTGAGAGCCTCGAGGCGAGAAGACAGCTCTTTAATCAGATCCGAATAAATACCGGTCTGCTTGATGCTGGTGGCGTAACTGTTGGCAGTTCTCACCAGTTCGATAATGGTCATTGATGCCAGTTGTTGTCTCATTGCGTTGTATCTCCTTTGCGCGCTGCAACGCGCGATTTTTGGATGCACGAATCCCTCGCCGGGTGGCGATAATTAAATTGATTTCGCTTCCATAAATGCCCCCTGAGGGGCATTTGCAGCAGAGAAATTAGGCGTTGAAGGTACCGATAAAAGTTTCCACCGCGCTATCTTTGAATTTTTCAACCAGCAGATCGCGAAATTCGGCGGCCATCTCTTCTTCGTAGCTTTCCAGTTGCGTGATACGCAGAACCAGCACCGGATTGTCGCTGGCCAGAATGCTCATGCGAAGCTTGATACGGTATTCACCGAGCCCTTCATAAGGGATGCACTTAAATTCGAACGCCACCGGCATAATGTCTTTGCTCTTTGCTTCTACACTTTCCATCACAGAGCGTTTGCCGCTGAAGTCCTGATCTTCGAATTCCGCGCTGCGGATCGCGTCGATTGTAATTTTGCGAACAGCCGCCGCCGCGCGCTTGGCTTCGATAACCTGGCCGTCTGCATCGAAACCGGTGACATAATCATTCCAATCCTCAAGCCATTCAGCCAGTTGCTTCTGGTTATTGCGGCTGCCGTCGATACTTAGCAAGGCAGAAAATGGCGCTGTGCGTTTCAGCGCCAGCACACCGGTGTTGTCAGCATGACCCGGGTTATCCAGGGTGCCGAGATTAAAAACGGATACGGCGGCCATCTTGTCGGCATTAATAAAACAACGGGTGCCTTTGACAGCGTAATCAAGTGAATAACGAACAAAATCGTCGATGTTCTGCGTCTCCATTTTCCCGCGGAAACGGAAGCGATTTTCATAAAGGCTTTCGAGATTTTTAACGTTAACATCATTCGGCAGGGCTACTGCCGGGCAGTCAGCGCCAGCGAGCTTTTCTTCAACCAACTGACTGAAAACCAGATCGCGGATCTGACTGATGGCGGTTGAGTCGACTTGTTGAGACATGGTTTTTCCTTACGTGAATGATTAAGAAACCGGGCCGGTTAGCGCTGTGCCTGGTTCGGCTGGCCCTGAAGGGTGAACAGTTGCCCCTGGTCTTCCTGCAACACTGTGAGCTTCCCGCCGCGGTTGACATACATCGGGGTTTCGGTGGTGTCTTCTTCTGATGACTTGCCGCGCGGTGTAGGTTTCACGAAAGCCAGCTTATGCACGATGCCCACGCGCTTTTCTTCCATCGAATTGCTGAGGCGGGAAATGTCGAAAGTGAGTGTCACCTTGCCTTTGTTGCCGTTGTTCAGCACGCCTAGGGCAACTTCATTCAGTGCTGCTGCCACTTTGGTTTCGAACACGCCGCCGTCGAGTTCCCCGAAGAAGTCGGGGATATTGGTCAAACGTTCTTTGTCCATCGGTCTTACCCTCTGAGTGGCGGCAGACACCGCCGGTTAGTATCTCCACACAACACAGAAGAGCACCTGCGGTGAGAAGCCGCCCGGGTGGATTGGGTTATGAGCCCGTCGCCCGGTGATGCTCTTGTGTTTTGCGTAAAAAATTGCGGCGCCCTCACGGGAAAGATCCGACGCCGCCAAAAACTACCAGTTGGCATTTATACTGTTGTGTGGTGCCAGATGCTTATCTTCTGGTTACCGTCAAAGCGGCTGCAATTCACCACAACTGGAAGCGCACTCCCGCTTAATCACACCTGCCACCCATAACTGATGAGAGAAGGAGTGCGCTTTCATGTTGTGTGCCTGGCTTTTAACCACATCAGGTTCGGTGTTGTCCTGGTGTTCTCACCCAATCAGAAGGACTCGAATATGGACACGGTGCTGCAGCAACAAATTAACCAACTGACTCTCGAAATTGCCCGCCTGAAAGAGGCTCAGGCAGTAGCCGAGAAAAACGTTGTAAACCTTGTCGCACGGTCTGAATTTACCGTTGCGCTGATTTCGGCTCTTATTTCCGACGGCACCATCAGCACCGATGATGCTGTGGATTTCATCAAGGAGGCTCCCGTCGAAATCCCTGGTTACACTGAGAGCGTCGAGCAGGCCCGCCACACCGTTATCGAAATCCTTAGCTATCCGAGAGCACACTTTTAGCCGCCGCGTTTTACCGGACTCTTCCCGGCGGTCACACCGAATCGCCACGATGGTGAATCGCTCAGGCCGAAGTACGTGGCTGGCTTGCACATTCCGGCTACCCGCTTGGGTTAGGGATACTGTCAAGGGAACCCACCTGACCGCTAACGACGCATGTGCCATACGCCGTGATTTGAAGTTTAATTATTCAAACAAAAATGTCAACGGTGTTGTTCGTAAAATTAAACAAATTTTGTTCAGACATAAAAAAACCAGCCGTAGCTGGTTGTTTTTAAAATTTTTTTATCAAGGGAGATTCATCTCAAGCCGAACACATACGCCTACTATCTCGCATGAAGCGTCTATGGGGATTGGTCTATACGCCGGATTTAATGGCATCAGATACATATTAGGGCCATCAACAACCAATTTTTTTATTGTTGACTCACTTGAACCATTTAAGCGGGCAACAACAATTTTACCGCTTACGGGTTCGATATCTGGATCCACAATGACCAATGACCCGTCAGGCAGAGACACGCCGGAGCCAGGAGGGCTAGACATTGAGTCGCCTGTTACACGCAATGAGAATGCATAAGGCGAGACTTTTGCTGTTGTTTCAATCCATTCAGTCACTTCGTCTAAATTTCCCTCGACCATTTCCTTCCAGTTGCCTGCTTGGACTGATGATAAAAGCGGCACACGCCGACGAATATCTGGGCCAGGATGCGAGTTACCACTGGATTCCTCAACAAGTCCACCTTCAGTCAACCAGCGCTCAGTCACGCCAAGAACGTCTGCAAGCTTGCTTAAGTATTTTGCAGACGGTTCTGTTCCACCGTTAACCCATTGGCTAACAGTGCCTCTAGAGGCTCCAGTGGCCTTAATCAAGTTGCTACTTCGTAGGTTCAACGCCTTTAAGCGCTGACAGATACGGTCGCTCATATTTTCTTTTTTCATGTTTAAAAATTTAAACATTCTCATGTTTAATTTCTTGACTATTTTTTGTTTGAAACATTAAACTTCACTGGTGAAATTAAAACCCGGAGGAGAAATGTTTAAACAAAAACTAATTGATCATTTCGGTACTGCAACTGCCGCCGCAAAGGCACTTGGAGTGTCGAAATCGACGGTCAGCCTATGGAAAGAAAGTGTTCCCTGGAAATATGCATTGCTGGCTGAAAAGTTGACCAACGGAGCTATCAAATATGATCCGGTGGCATATCAGAAGCCTAACGAAACGGCAGCTTAACCGTAACTACCAAAGGAAAAACAAGATGGTAGAGCAAAGTTTGAAAGAAGTGGTTAAGGCGATGTGTAAAGCCTATCCAGGTGGTCGTGAAGCGATGGCCGGTGCGCTTGGCATGACCGCCACGCAGTTCAATAACAACCTCTATGAGAAAAACGGCTGCCGGTTTTTCGAAGTGACAGAGCTGGAAGCGATGGAGGACTTATCGAATACCTCATTCCTGGCTGATTACTTTGCGAAGCGCCGCGGCTGTCTGCTGGTGGAAGTTCCAACCTTTGAAGATCTCGATCGCGTCGACCTTTTCAGCAGGGCGATGCGCACCGCCGCAGCTCGCGGGCAGGTTGATCAGATTATCCAGCAGGCCTTGGAAGATGGGGTGATTGAACAGCATGAAGCAGAACTTATCCACGAATATCACCGCCGTCATATGGCTGCGCGTGAAGAAGAAGTCGCGGCCATCATCGAATTATTCAGCCGCAAAAAGAAGTGACGCCAGCAGGTTGCAGCCTCTGGCGTCGTGGCGTGTCGATCGTTGTGGAGATACCTACGCATGAACAGTTTAAACCGATATCGGCCAGCTAAGCAATTCCGCTGCCCACCGCTGGTGGGGCGTAATGCACCGTTCGGCTATGTGGAAAGAGTACGCGGTTGCGCAGATGCCAACAACTACCAGCGCGCCGCCGGAATGGTAGAGGCGTTTGCCACTATGAACGAGCAGGGGCGCGAAGAATGGCTGAAGTTAACCGGCGGTTCAGAGACCACCGCGGAATCCCGGTACGGGTCATCCGCTGGGAGCCAGAAAAGCAGCGCGTTATCTACCTGCGGCAAGGTTACGAGCACGAGTGCTTCAGCCCGCTTGAGCAGTTCCAGCGTAAATTCAGAGAAATAAAGGACGACCATGAGCACTAAATTAACCGGTTACGTCTGGGACGCCTGTGCCGCTTCTGGCATGAAGTTGTCCAGCGTGGCGATCATGGCGCGCCTGGCTGACTTCAGTAACGACGAGGGCGTGTGCTGGCCGTCCATCGAGACTATTGCCCGCCAGCTTGGCGCGGGCGTTAGCACTGTACGAACCGCCATTGGCAAACTGGAAGATGAAGGGTGGCTGTCACGCAAACAGCGCCGCAACGGTAACCGTAACGCATCTAACGTCTATCAACTCAACGTGGCAAAACTCCAGGCTGCTGCCTTTTCTCACCTGTCAGATTCTGACCCGTCAAAATCTGACGCATCAAATTCTGATGCATCAAAATCCGACCCGTCAAAATTCGACGCGTCGAAATCGAGCAAAACCGGCAGTTTTCACCCCCCAGAATCTGGCGGGGATCCGTCAGTAAATTCAAAACAAGATCCATCAGATAAAAAACCTTCTTGTCCGGTTGCTGCGCAACCCGACGTTGCGGTGGTTATCACCGATCAGGCTAAACAGGTTTTGACCTACCTGAACCAGAAGACCGGATCACGGTATCAGGTCAGTAAATCCTCGCTGGATAACATCCGCGCCCGCCTTGGTGACGGTTTCACCGTTGCTGAGCTGGATCTTGTTGTGGACTACACGACCGCAAAATGGGGACAGGATCTTCGCATGGCTGAATACCTGCGCCCGACAACGCTTTTCCTGCCGTCAAAATTCCCTGGCTACCTTCAGGCCGCGAACAAGTGGGTTGAGGCAGGACGCCCGGAACGCCGTAACGGCGAATGGGTAAGTAGCACAGCAGCGCGCGCCAGTTTCCAGAATGTGGATTATTCGCTGCCGGAAAACGCGGGGTTCCGGTCATGAGCACGTTTTCCGAAGTACTCGAATACATCCAGCAAAACGGCGAATGCACCACTAGCGAGGTGTGCTGCGGCCTTGAACATCTGGATCTCAGGGTTGTTCAGCGCACGCTTGAGCGCCTGGCGAGCATCGGCCAATTGAAGCGCAAGCCGCTTGGCCGCTTTTTCCTGTATTACACAGACGAACCGATTGCCCCCAGCGAAACAGGCCGTCCGGTAGAACTGGCGAACAAGGCACTTGATCTGGAGGCAAGGGGCTTACGCCGTCGCGCTGCCACTGTATGGCTGGAAGCCTTTGACTGTGCAAAAACGCCACAGGCCAGAGCATGCTTCGCGCTGCGCCGGGCAAAGTGCCTTTCCGGAATGACGCGCGGTATCGCTGACGGCGCCGGGAACCGCTGGAACGAAACCAATATCGGGGGTTCATGGTGAGCCAGGAAGATAACGTCATTACCATTGCCAGACCATTAGAAACGCCAGCGCCGCGCGCATGGCAGCGCCCGTTCCTCAAATGGGCTGGTGGCAAGTATTCACTGCTGCCGGAACTAGATCGACTTATCCCGGCAGGCAAACGTCTCATCGAACCATTTGTGGGCGGCGGTTCGGTATTTATCAATTCTGATAAGCATGAAAGCTTCCTGCTGGCTGACGTAAACGCTGATCTGATCAACCTGTACCAGATGCTGACTGTGGTTCCGGATCTGGTAACCGAGTGGGCCAGGGGTTTATTTGAAAAGCTGAACAATGAAGACAGCTATATCACCTGTCGTGAAGAGTTCAACAACCAGAAAATGTCCGGACCTGAGCGCGCCGCCGCTTTCCTGTACATCAACCGCCACTGCTTTAATGGCCTGATCCGCTACAACCGCGAAGGACGTTTCAATGTCGGCTATGGCAAATACCGTGCTCCGTATTTTCCCGCAGCCGAGATAAACGCCTTTGTATCAATGTCGCGCCGCTGCGTGTTTATGAATGCCGGTTACATCCGCACGCTGGCGCTGGCAGGTGAGGGTGATGTCGTTTACTGCGATCCGCCATATGAACCGATGCCCGGTACCGCGGGTTTTACCAACTATGCCGCTGGTGGGTTTACATGGGACGACCAGCAGGAGTTAGCACGCTGCTGTGTTGCTGCGCATCAGCGTGGCGCCAGAGTGGTGATCAGCAATTCCACCGCGCCTCGCATCATCGAGCTTTACAAGGGGTATGGCTTCGACCTGCACCACGTCAGCGCCCGCCGCGCCATATCGAGCAAAGGCAGCACGCGCGAAACCGCCACCGACATCGTGGCCATTCTCTGAGGGGGAACCGTGGAAGAACGTAAACCACTGACCGACCGGCAGCAGCAGGTGCTTAACGCGCTGGTGGATTTTCACAACATGCACGGCTACCCGCCGACCTATACCGAGCTTGCGGCGCTGATTGGCGTCTCGTCGGGTAATGCTGCTTTTGAACACCTGCGCGCCCTGGTGAAAAAAGGCTACATCACGATTGCCAGCGGCACCGCGCGCGGCATCAAAGTGATCGGCGTAAACGACACGCTGGCGCTCGATGAAGCCGAACAAGTGATCCGGGCGCTCCTGGCGGGCGAGGAAAGCTCGTCAGATCTGGCTCATGAATGGCTAAAACGCAGAGGGTCCGCGGCATGAAGCGGATTTTAGTTAACCGAAGGTGGACTCGCTAATGAGAATATGTGAACCAAGATTTCATATCGCCCCAGAAAAGCTAACTCAGCATGATTTTAGTTTTTTGCGACTCATGCCTGATGGTGAATGGCTGTCATGGAAGGATTCGCGATTTAAAGAAGTCAACCGACCTCATTTTCGGTGCGTTCGTCTTTGGCAGGCCGGTTACCTTGAATGGAGAATCCCATGTGAAAACGAACCCGGGACAACTCCGTATAACGCTGTACAAGTGAGAAAGCTCAAGGGGTGTTCGGTATGCGTTTGATTTTGCCTTTTCCGCCCAGCGTGAACACCTACTGGCGCGCCCCGAATAAGGGGCCGCTGAAAGGCCGCCACCTCATCAGCGCCGCCGGGCGCAAGTACCAGAGCGACGCCTGTGCGGCAATCATCGAGCAGTTACGCCGTCTGCCAAAACCGTCAACTGAACTGGCCGCAGTGGAAATTACCCTTTACCCGCCGGACAACCGCCGCCGGGACATCGACAACTACAACAAAGCGCTGCTGGACTCGCTGACGCATGCCGGAGTGTGGGAGGACGACAGGCAGGTAAAACGCATGCTGGTGGAATGGGGGCCAGTAGTGAAGGGCGGCAGGGTGGAGATCACGATCACCCCACTAAATAAAGTGGTGGATAAATGACCTGTAAAGAACACCACACCATCACGCGGATGATAGCGAGGGCGGAATTCCGCCTTCAACTATCCGCTCCTGACATTACAGGAGCGAGCCATATCGCTACGAATAGCAAATTTGAACCAACAGCGGTTGCAGCCGCTTAAAGGAGATACGCATGCAACAGACGAACGCAATACCGGCATTTACCCCTCCGACATTCGCGCCAGTTCAGGAACTGACCATGAGCAGCTATGACATTTCTGAACTGGTTGAGTCTCGCCACGACAATGTTAAGCGCACCATTGAGCGACTGGCAGAGCGCGGCGTTATTCAACTTCCTCCAATGGAGGAAGTTAAAAATCACCTCGGGCAATCAGCATCGGTTTATCTGGTAGGTAAGCGCGATAGCTATGTGGTGGTGGCGCAGTTGTCGCCTGAGTTTACCGCCCGCCTGGTGGATCGCTGGCAGGAACTGGAAAGCCAGCAGGCAATGCAGGTGCCGAAGTCACTGCCTGAAGCGCTGCGCCTCGCCGCTGATCTTGCTGAACAGCAGCAATACCTAAAACAGGAACTGGCCGCCGCCGCGCCAAAGGTGGAGTTTGTGGATCGTTACTGTACCGCGAATGGCTCGATGTCATTCCGGCAGGTGGCAAAGCTGCTTAACGCCAAAGAGCCCGAGTTTCGATGCTTCCTGCTGGATAACGATATTCTGTACCGCCTGGGCGGCACGCTGACACCGCGCCACCGTCATATCGCGCTTGGCCGGTTCGAAGTGAAAACCGGTACCAGCAGCGAAAACAACCATGCATTCAGCCAGGCACGATTTACAGCAAAAGGTGTGCAGTGGATTGGCGGTCTGTGGGCGGCACATATCGCGAAGGAGGGCGCAGAGTGAGGGCGCTGTTAAACCCTGTCGTGGTAACTGAGCTTGGCCTCGTCATGTTCCGTCCCGGCACCGGCCTCCTGCCGTATTTTCGCCGCGGACGCATGTTGCTTGAGAACGAACCCGAGCGCCTGGTGGGTATGCCGAATGGTGAATTGCCACCAGCAGAGCAGCCGCTGGCGGAAGATCCGGCACTGGCTGGCGTATTCGAAAATGAAGCGGTGTTGCGCCGTGCCGGTGGCATTAACGGTCTGGAAAGCTGGCTTGAATCCGGTACCGGGTGCCAGTGGCCACACGAAAGCTGGCACGCAGAAAACATGACCACCATGCGCCACGCGCCGGGCTCGATCCGGCTGTGCTGGCACTGCGACAACATCCTGCGCGAACACAGCACCGAACAACTGGCGGGTATTGCCCGTGCCAACTGCGCCTCGTACATCCTCACGACAGCGCGCCGTGAGCTTGGTTTCGACGACTCCCATTCACTGACGCTGCCGGAATTCTGCTGGTGGCTGGCGCGTCACGGCCTCGCCGATGTTTTACCAGAGGAAGCCGCACGGCAGGTTCTTCTTATGCCTAAGCCGGTCATTAAGTCGGTAACTCGTGAACTTGACCTGGTGCCCGGTATGCCGCAGGCGCGGGAAATAGTTCAGGAGGTTGCAAAGCAGGTTGTGAAAATTGCCGCCGACCCGGATACACCGAACGCTCAAATGAAGCGTCCAAAAAGCACCCGACTGGTAATACCCAAATATATCAGTTGGGTTAAGACGCAGCCCTGTGTTGCATGCGGCATGCCTGCCGATGATGCTCACCACCTGATTGGACATGGACAAGGAGGAATGGGAACAAAAGCTCATGATTTTCACGTTATTCCGCTTTGCAGGGCGGATCACCGTGAGCTTCATGCAGATCCAAAAGCATGGGAAGAAAAACACGGTAGCCAGCTTGAACTGGTTATACGAATTCAACAAAAAGCGGCAGCCATAGGCGTGCTGGTGCTTGCGTAAAGTGGAGACGCTATGAACCTCGAATCATTACCAAAATTCTATTCGCCAAAGTCGCAGAAATATAACGACGAAACGCCAGCTACGGGCGGTGTCGCACTGACCATTACCGATGTAATGGCGGCTCAGGGCATGGTGCAGTCAAAAGCATCGCTTGGCTTTAATCTGTTCCTGGCAAAGATGGGGATTCAGGATCCGGCACCGGCGATTGATGGACTGATGAGCTATGCGCTGGCGCTCAAAAATCCGGTGCTGATGAAACTCAGCGAGAAAGCCCGCCTCGAAATTCTGCCGGTGCTGGTGCAATTCGCCTATGCCGATTATTCCCGATCAGCGGCAAGTAAGGCGCGGTGCCCTCACTGCAATGGCCTTGGCGTGTTGCATGTCATGCGCGATGTGGTCAAGCACCCCGGTGTTAAAGGCGTGGAGGCTACGGTCAGGTATGAAGAGGTGGAAGAGATCTGCCATCACTGCGGGGGTAAAGGAGAGGTAAGAACAGCGTGCCGTGGCTGTAAAGGCAAGGGTGAAGTGCTCGATGAAAAGCGCACCAAACTGCACGGTGTGCCGGTTAATAAGGTATGCGGTCGCTGTAATGGCAATCGCTACAGCCGCGTACCTACAACGCTTGCCCGCGCACTGGTCAAAAAGGTTGTGCCAGACCTGACGAATTACGAATGGTATAGCGGTTATGCCGATGTGATTAACGCGCTGGTAACGAAATGCTGGCTTGAAGAGGCAAATGCAGAGATGCATTTAAGAAAAGTGACACGTTAGCCACATATTCGCGACTTATAGCGTCACGATGCTTGCAATATTCAAAAAAACTGGTTAGGATTTTCCCAACGATGGGCATTGTATGTTCACCGTTAAAAAACAATATTCAAGACCTCGCTGCGGCGGGGTTTTTTCATTTCTGGCTGCCATCCGGCGGCCTTTTTTATTCCCCTCATCCTGAGAGGACTCACAGCAAATACGAGGGGGCTAAATGTCCGAACCTGTTTCCGGTTCCGCCGCGGCGGCAAGCGCTTTAACCGGTGCCAGTTTGTATGGCTTGTTAACCGGCACCGATTACGGCGTCGTGTTCGGTGCGTTCGCTGGTGCCGTGTTCTATGTCGCCACGGCTGCCGATCTGACGATTCTCCGCCGTTCGGCCTACTTCATCGTTTCTTACTTCGCTGGCGTGTACGGCTCCGGGCTGGTGGGTTCCATGCTGGCGAGCATCACCCATTACAGTGACAAACCGCTTGATGCGCTCGGCGCGGTTTTGCTTTCCGCTGTGGCGATTAAGACGCTCACCTTCTTCAGCGAGCAGGATCCCCTGTCGCTGCTGCAAAGGTGGCGGGGAGGGACAAATGGTAACAAGTGATCCGCTGGTACTGACCAACGTTGTGACCAGTACCGCTATCGTTCTGCGGCTGATGATGTTTCGTAAGCCTGGCGGGCGACACAACTGGTGGGCGTCATGGCTGGCTTATCTGATCATCCTGGCTTATGCCACGGTGCCATTCCGTTTCATGTTCAACTTCTATTTCCATGCCCACTGGGCGACCGTGCTGATGAATCTCATC